TCTTCAACGTATTGGTACTCTGATCCATCTGTTGTTACTACACCAACTAAAGATATTACTATGCCTTCAACAGAAGTTACGTTTGATATTTCTAGTGACACTCTATCAGAAATAACAAGAGCTGCATCCGTTATTGGGGCTCCTGATATGGTACTTGAGAATGGAAAACTTAAAGTAACTGATAAGAAGAATACAACTGCAAATGATTTTACACTCAAGCTTGATGTTCCTGACAGTGAAGTTGATTATAAATTTTGGTTTAAAGTTGAAAATTTAAAATTATTACCTGGCTCTTATAATGTTGAAGTTTCTTCAAAAAAGATTAGTAGGTTTACTAATTCTAATGTTGATGTTTCTTACTTTATTGCTCTAGAACCCGAATCTTCTTATGACGCTTAAAGTTAGGAATTTATATTATGGAAAACTTTTTATGGGTCGAGGAATATCGGCCTAAGGATGTAAGCTCGTGCATACTTCCTAAAAATCTTAAAGACACTTTTACAGAGTTTGTTGAAAGTGAAACTATTCCCAATCTGATATTATCAGGTGGGCCTGGCGTAGGTAAAACAACCATTGCAAAAGCAATGATTGAGCAGATTGGTGCTACCTATATGATGATCAACGGTTCTGAGGAGTCAGGTATTGACGTTCTCAGAACTAAGATCAAAAACTTTGCTTCTACTGTATCACTTGAAGGTGGCAGAAAGTATCTAATACTTGATGAGGCAGACTATCTAAATCCACAATCTACTCAACCAGCCTTACGTGGTTTTATGGAAGAGTTTCATAAGAATTGTGGCTTCATTCTTACTTGCAATTACAAAAATCGTTTGATTGAACCACTACATTCTCGTTGTAGTATTATTGAGTTTAAAATACCAAAATCTGAAAAACCAAATCTTGCTTCTGAGTTCTTTAAAAGAGTTATAAGTATTCTTGATATAGAAAAAGTTAAGTATGATAAAAGGGTTATTGCCGAAGTTATTAATAACCATTTTCCAGATTGGCGTAGAACTTTAAACGAGCTACAAAGGTATGCAATATCAGGTTCTATTGATGCTGGAATGTTGGTAAATATTGGTGATGTTAATATAAAAGAACTTATGGTTGGTATGAAAAATAAGGAGTTTACTAATGTTAGAAAATGGGTTGTCAATAATCTTGATAATAATCCTGTTGATCTTCTTAGGATTGTTTATGATAATCTCTATGAGTATGTGGATGGTTCTACTATTCCCCATTGCGTTGTGGTATTGGGTGAGTACCAATACAAATCTGCCTTTGTCGCAGACCAAGAAATAAATATGATGGCTTGTCTTACAGAAATAATGGCACGAGCTAAATTTAAATAAAGATTGATATTATGATTGATGATGAAAAACTAAACGAATTATACAACAAGTCGTTTGCAACAAATGTACAACTATCAGAAGAGTATTCTGTACTCGCAGTTGCTGGTGTGTTGTTAGGACAAGCAATGCGGTTATACAAAACAGCATTAAATAAAAATGAGTTTGATGAGATGGTAGAACTTATTAGTGATTCATCCAAAGATGTTAGACCATATGATGAATTTTGTTTAGCAGAAGATTCGACTAAACATTAATAGATTGGATTTTTTATAATGATTGATATATATGATGATGTACTAGAAGAGCATAATGCTATTTTAGTCGATGATGCGATTAAACAGTTAGCTTGGAAGTATGATTATTCATCACAACCAAACAAACCAAACAAACATTGGCACATTCTTTGTGGACATAATGAAATAGAATGTACTGATGCTGGATTTGATTGGGCTCATAGTTTATTTCAAACAGCATTGGATAAGTATGAATTTATAGAAAAGTATGATGTTGATACTTATCTTAGAATATATATGAATGCCCACACACATGGCATAGAACCACATTTTCATCATGACGATGGAGATTTTACTATGATATATTATCCACGGCTTGATTGGAAATTAGAGTATGGTGGTGGAACTTATATTGATGGTAAACTAGCAGAATATAAAGGAAATCGTTTAGTTGTATTTGATGCAGCTCTTCTACATTCTGCAATGCCAGTTTCTAGAGAGTGTTACCAATTAAGAACTTGTGTTGTATTCAAGTGTAGTAAAAAAAACAGTAATGTTAGTTTCTTTAGAGATGCTATAAAAGATAATAGTAACAATTTCAAAGTGCAAGTAATAAACTAATGTATGAACTAAAAGTAAAGAATGGAAAGTATAAAGCAGACAGTTGGACTGCCTTGTGGTGGGCAGTATTTCTCCATAGATTATCCCACTTTCGTAAGGGTGAAGGGTTTACTGATTAATGTATGAACTAAAAAACTACCTCAAAGCTATCAACGAAACTAAAGAACCTCTTATGGATGGAGAGGATGAAGAGTGGGAAAAGAAGTATCCACCATACATCGTTAATAAATGTGTGGCTCCTTTTCCTGATACTATCCTATTAGTTAACGAAATTAACCAATTACACCACCTAGATAAGAAACTTCAGTTTGATTTTTTGATAAATAGTCTTAGACCAAGGAAAAGATATACACCTTGGGTGAAGGCGATGAAAATTGATAATTTGGAATGTGTTAAAGAGTATTATGGATATAGTAATGCAAAGGCAAAGTCCGCTCTTAAAATATTATCTGATGAACAAATTTCTGCCATAAAACAAAAATTAAATAAAGGTGGAATAAATAATGGAAGAGATTAATTGGACACAAGATCAAATGTTAGAAGTTGGTTTGAAAGAACCAGATGATTTTTTAAAGGTTCGTGAGACACTTTCACGAATTGGAGTAGCTTCTAGAAAAGAAAGAAAACTATATCAATCTTGTCATATATTACATAAACAGGGTAGGTATTATATTACACACTTTAAAGAGTTATTTGCTCTTGATGGTAAGGTTGTTAATTTATCTGAGAATGATATTGCTCGTAGAAACACAATTACAAACCTTTTAAAAGATTGGGGTTTGGTAGATATTATAGGTAATGCAGAACCAGTAGCTCCATTAAGTCAAATTAAAGTTTTATCTTTTAAAGAGAAAGATGAATGGCAATTAGAGACAAAGTATAATATAGGTAAGAAGAAAGAAGTTTAATGGAGCAATTCAAAACCTTTATCACAGAAGAAAAGAATAGTGATTATCGTATTGTTGTGCTTTCTGTAGAACATGGTGATAAATCTATAACCTCTAAACGAATTAAAGAAGAGGCTGATAAATTAAATCTACCAAATTATGTTGTTCAAATAAATGGTTCATACATTAAATATGATAATGGAAAACATACTATTTATTCTTTAGATGATGATAAAGGTTTTGAACTAGATTCTTCTACTGTAGTATTTGTTCGTGGCACACCAACTAAAGATAGTTCTTTGGATTTAATTTCAGAAATTGAAAGACTTGGAGTTTGTTGTGTCAATAGTAGAACATCAATTTCTATTGCAGCTGATAAGTATCGTTCATACATTCGTTTAAAAGATTATGGATTAACTCAACCAAAAACTGTTTTGATAGCAAATGAAGATTCCGTAGAAAAATCTTTTGAAAATTTAGATACAAAATTTCCTATCATTTTAAAAACACTAAGAGGCTCAAAAGGTGTTGGAGTTTTATTTGTTGAATCAGAAAGATCATTAATGTCTGTAGTTCAACTTATATTTAAAACAGATTCAAATGCAGATTTAATAATACAAGAATATATCAAAACAGAGTTTGATGTTAGAGTTATTGTTCTTGCTGGTAAGATAGTTGCAACAATGCAAAGAGATGTATTAGAGGGTGACTTTAGAAGTAACTATTCTCAAGGTGCAAAGGTTAAAAAGTATAAACTCACACAATTAGAAACAGAACAATCTTTGTTAGCTGCAAAGTCTGTTGGTGGTATTTTAAGTGCAGTAGATTTTATTCCTTCAAGTGACCCTGAGAAAAAATCACCATATATGTTAGAAATTAATAGCTCGCCTGGCACAGAGGGTATTGAAGAAGCTTCTGGTAAAAATATTGTTAAAGAAATACTAGAACATTTTAGTAATCCAAAAATGAGAAATACTGTTCC